CCTAATCCTTGAATACCAGGAACATTATCTCCAGCATCACCTAATAACATTTTGTAATTAATAAAATTATTAGGATGAACAAAATATTCTTCTAAAACCTCATCAGTTCTGTATGTTTTCTTCTTAGTTGGTGAATATATTTCTGTTTTATTAGAAACTAATTGCAGGAAATCCTTATCAGCAGACATAATTGTTACTTTATCTACCTCAGAATCTGCTTCGAATTTTTTAACTAAATAACCCATTACATCATCGGCTTCAATTTTAGGAATTGAAATCATTGACACTGGTAATTGGGTTAAATATTCGATTAATCGTCCCATTTGGTTAGCCATTGATTCGCTTTCTTCAGATTTTGAATCGAATACTTTCCAATTAGTTACTTTTAAATTAGTACGATTTGCTTTATAATCAGAATATAAGTACTGTTTATTAGTAGAATTACCCTGTCCGTCAAATACTAAGACAACCCTAGTCGGTTGGTATAGCTTAATAGCATAACCAACCGATTTAAGGAAGCCAACAAGACCACCTACATGGTGGCCGTTGGGGTTTATGTGCTGAATAATAGCAAATGAGCGGAGGAATGTATTCATTGAATCTACAATGAGTACTCTAGCGTTCTTTGAATTATTTTTATCAGCGTTTAATTCTGATAATAACTGGTTTAAAAAGTCTTTATTCATTTTATTCTGGTTCTTGGTCAAACATTAATGATGTGTCAATTCCGTCGTCACCCATCTCTTCTACAATATCGAAATCGTCACTACCTAAAATGCGTAACCATTCTTCAGAATGATCTTTCTTATAGTTATCAATTGCTTTTTTATCATCATCAATAAAACCGTGTACTGTCATAATAACAGATCCTTTAGTTTGTACACCGGTAATGTGGTTTTTATCTACTGCTACTTTAGTACGTTTAGCAAATTCGACATCTTTACCACCTTTAGTTGCTTTAATTTTATTAGTACCAGCATTAGTGATATTACCAAATGTTACAATAACGGAAGCATCAAAATACATTGTATTACCTCCTTTATTTTTCATTTTAGGTTGTTCCATCGGCATAGATGGTTTATCTACCCAAATTTTATTTACTGCTACTAATGTATTAGTATATGGGTAATTCTCTTTACGTGATAGTACAATCTTTTGATTGATAAAGTTACCAAAGGATTGAGACATAGCTCCAGCATTCCATTCATTGTTATTTTTATTTGATTCCACAGATAATTTACATGGAATTGATCCAACTGAATCCCATAGAAATAATAAATCGTATGGTAAACGATTCTGTGCTTGTTCATGCAATAAATCAGCAATAAATGCAGCTACATCTTCGACTGTACCTAATGTGTCTCTGTCAACATAGATAAAATCACCTTCATAATCGATTAACTCACCTGTTTCTTTATCCCATACTTCATTAATTTTGAAACCCATTTGCTTAACGTGTTCCCAATTCCATTTCATCTCAGTAACAATGAATACTGGTAATACACCTGCTTTCTGAGCTGCTACTGCACACTCTAATAATGCTGTTGTTTTACCTGTATCACTATGACCTCGAAGTAATGTGATATGACCCATTGGAATACCTGGTAATGATAATACTTCATTAAACGCAGGAGATAATGGTAGCCATCTCTGTGCTTTAAATTTAACGGACTGGTCCAAGAATTTAGATTTCTTGAACGCAGCCAGATTAAATTTTGATTTGTCGCCTAACACTGTAGACACTGTTTCCGAAACTGATTTTTTAGCCATTATTGAAATAATTCGTCGAATTTATCTGATGAGCTAGTATTTAAAGTAAATGCAGCACGCTCTTGTTCTGTTACTTGATTATCATTAACCCAATCTGATGATATTGGTGGTGGAGTTCCAGGTAGGGGAGCAGGAACAACAGAAGTTTCTTGTTCTTCTTCAGCTTCTGGATTTAACCATTTAGCTAATAATTCTTTAATGTCATCATATTCACGTTTACGATTAATTGTCATAATATCTGGTTGTTCTTCTAACCATTTATTAACTAAATTAGCATCATCTGAAATTGGTGATGATTTTGGACGAGGGCGTAATGTACAACTAACTACTTTACGACCAGCAACTTCTGAATTTACAGCATCGATTTTAAAATCAAATCCATCTTGGATATCAGTAAAATCACCATAATCTTCATCAGCAGCAAATCCTAGTAATGATTTGTATACTTCTTTACCAAATTCCCATAAACGAACACCTAAATTTTCTTCACCACGAACAACAACAGGAACAAATACGCGCATTTTGGGATCTAATTTCTTAGCTAATGCCCAGTTGTCACGGTCTTTTGATTGACGTAATTTAGCAGCAAATTCCATAATTGGGTCTGCTTCTCCCCAGTTGTTTAGAGCCAAAATTGGACCCTTAGCAAAACCATAGTGAAAATATACTTCACGGAACGGGTTTTGTTTATTAAATTTTGATGGTACGATGCGAATCGTATGATTACCTACTTGAGGCTTCCAGAACACTTTCGTGTAATCGATTTTTTCGTAAGTCTTACCCCCGGATTTTTGTGGAGAGTTAAGATTACCTAATTTCTGCTTTAACAAAGCTAAATCCATAATATAACTATTTAAGTTTTAAAAATTGTACTCGGTAATGGTAATTAAGAAATCCTACAGATTAATTATCTTGTGGATTTTTGTTTGAATGATGTTTAAATCATTATTTTGAATTAACAAGATTGAATTTTTATAATCCAACCACGTAATACGATAATTGGTATCTAAAATACCACTGTTCAAAGACTTGATTAATGCATTTAAAGCATTTATTGTATATAACGTATTTGACTCTTTTTTACGATGTAATAATATTGTGTTAGGTAACACAGATTGTTGCTCCATATTAAATGTATCGATATTGTATGTGCAAACATATTCTTCAGTCGATAACGATTCTAATACAAATATTTTAGAATATAATATTGTGTATTTAGTTGTTAAAGTGTTTAGAGTATCGTCTAATTCTTCGGGAGCAGTAAATGTACAAAATAGCTTATTAGCCATTAAAAATGTATTATTAAATAAATCGTAACTTAAGTCTAACATAAATATATGATTTATTCTATTTCTGCGTAATTTTGCCCAGATTTCGTGGAATAATTAAATTTTAATATCGAAGTTATGCTATCTAATAAATTTTCCGACGAATCATAATCCAATAATATAGAATCGTATGTGTATAATATTATTTTTGTTTTTTTATCTTTAAGCAAATAATCCACAACAGAAAACTGAACTATATTAAATATTGTTTCTGTATTTTGAACAATATAATTAAGTAATTTTTGTGGTGTTGGATTTTCAATCATTTCTTTAGTGAAACGTTTACCGAATTGGGTACCAATTGCACCGTTTTCTGATTCATTCCATAATTTGTTTGTATAATTATATACTTGGGAGAAAAATGGTTTGTCTTGGAATTCTTTTCTAATACCTCCATACAATTGTTGAAAAACTAACTCCTTAATTGTTTCTGGAGTTGATCCTGGGAATTGTTGAGATAAATGCTCATATAACTTTCCATCATTATTATGAATATATCCTGATAGATTAGATATAATATGAGGGTGGTATGCTTTAAAATCTATTTCAATTAATTTATCATTTTCAGGAATAAAAGCCGCACGTTCTCCATTTGTTTTATTTAAAGCCGCAAAATTAATACCATTAAATGCATTTGATGGTCTACCAGTTAATGTATTTAAATTATATTGCGTGTATATTTTACCTTTAGATATTGAAAATTTAGGATTTGGTAAATCTTTAAAATGTTTAATAAATAGTTCTTTATCTAATTTAATACCTTGTCTTTCAATATTAAAAAAGAATGGAGCAACATAATCATTTAAAAAATCATATTCACGTATATTTTCACTTATTTTATTGATTGTCTGTTCAATATGATCATATACATTTTCACATTTTTCATAATGTTTTGCTATAGGAATTAATACTGATGGTTCTTCTGTGTAATATTTACGTTTAAAATCTGTTTCAACTTTTGACTCGTATTGTTCAACATTTATTGTTTGGAGATTATGATATGAACTAATCAGTTGCACATCAATTAGTCGAGAAAGCAACGTAGGAAAATGGTGTAATACCGCTTTATTATCTAATGTGTATACTCTGTTAACCTTAGATAGTTTATCGAGTATATCCGTAGATTTTAATGATAATGATTCGGAATGATTAACACATAAAATGTATCCTTTATGTCCTTTTATCCACCGAACATAAATTAAACTAATATTTTGTAAAATAGGATGATAGTTTTCATTCGTAGGAATAATATGAATAAATACATCCTCACCAATATGTAACTGATCTAATTGATCTTGTCGTTCAATAATATAAAACATAATATAACCTTTTGTTTTCTGTTAAAATCCTCCATCATCTCCTGATGGTGGTAAGGAATAATTTCTTAAAAAACTATCTATCCCAGGCATTTGAGGTTCAAATTCAGTATAATTTGAAGGTTTATTTGGGTCCCAAAGTATAGTTAAAGTATAATAAAAATTAGTAGCTCTAGCATTAAGATAGGTTTGTTTATTTACTTCTAATATTGAAGCATTTACTTCATTTATTCGTTTAATAAAAAATCTATATGATGGGTCTTTTGTTGGAGTAAAATTAATTCGGACAATTGGAAATTCATCTTTTTTAATTGTGTTTATTATATTAGGATTAATTCTCATATAAACAGGATCAATTTGTGATAAATTATACGCTGCTACTTCTCGGTTTTGAGTATAAGGTACTAACTCAATTGAATTAGGACTATAAATAGCACCCACATATTTTTTTCCTGATACTGAATGGTAATATCCTACATAATTGTTATATGTTTTAGCTAGTAAATATTCATTCCCACTAGTATATAAATTTTCTAATATTTGATTTTTAGGAGGTCTCATCAATTAATAATAATTAAGAAAGTAATTTAAAAACCCATAAATCAAATAATGGTGGTCTTTTTAAATCTGCATATTTTCCATAAAGGAAATTACCTGCACCTCTTCCACTGTTGTTATTATTTGATCTATAATTTGTGCTATCATCAGTAGCATAACGAGCAGCATCAGGCATAGGTGTAAAACTTGATATTTTTGAATTCCACCCCATTCCTCCAGTGTATATTTGAGCATGATAGCAATAATCCACCCCAGTTTTCTTTTGTACTTGTATATCTGAACGATACTGAATTACATCTCCTACATTAAATTTACTATAATCACTTAAATAATCATCAATCTTTTTTATAGTCATACTAGAACCTACTTTATATTTTGTATACCCTAAAGCTTCATAAGATTTGAATGCCAATTCAGTACCCGCATCCCCCCCAGAACTTAAAGTAGCTCCTCGTTTTGTTTCATTTTTCTTTCCTGCTTTAAATTTAATATAATTATAAGCTAAATTATAAGTGTATCGGTTACATCTACTTATGCCTTTTTTAGGTCCTCCTAGAACATAATTCATAGCTGAAGCCATAGCTCTAGCGTCTCCTGTTACACCTTGTGGTGGTTCATTAACAGGCTCATTATTTTTCCTAATTTCTTCTTTAACTGTACCTGTATTTTCATCATATATGTATTTTTTAACAAGTGTAGTATCAAGTTTTAAATTATTTTGACTTGCTACTAAACTATCAAAAGTTGAATCTGGGATAAATGGGTTTCCCTCAATAATTGTTTTCCATTGTCCATTAGAGCCTACTTCTTGTTTTATATTAGTAATAATATATTGCAAATCAATACCTACACCTTTATTTCCTTTATATCCTTGTGGAGTAAAAGTTTTATCTATATTAAAAATATTACCAATTATTAACCCACCAATACCATCAGTAGTAATTGATAATTTAGTTGGTAGAATTGATTTATATTTGTTATCTGCTTTATATTGAGAAGTAAAAAATACTATAATATCAGTTAATGCTTTTTTATATTTGTCAATATCTTCAACTAATAATTCAGCGTCATAAGAAAAATCTAATCTCGCCTTTCTTTTCATTGATTCAAATAGTCCTGCTAAATCACTTAATGCTAAAGTAAACCCTGCTGATTGTTGTTCTTTAGATGTATTAGAAGCTACAGGATTATCTCTTTTAGATATCATTCTATCTCTTATACCTGTATTGTAAGCAATCATAGTACTATTCTCTAATCCTAATTTTCCTGCATCTGACTGAGCAGAAACTGCTATGATAGTTGATTGATCTGAAAATATTTGAGATTCTAAAGATATATTTCTTAAAATAGATTTTTTACTTCCTACTTCAAAAGTAAAAGGTTCAACTTTATTTCCGGGAACATTATTTACATCAACAATATACCCAACATTATCCTCAATTACTACTTCAAAGTTATTAACATTACCTATTGAATTTTGAACATATGTTAAAATATTTTTTATATAAGTCATTAAACTTATAACTTGTTTTTCTCCCGGATCTTCACTTTCTAGATCAGTACTTGTAGCTAGATTATATAATAATCTTAAATTAAGATAAATATTTCCATGATATGCAAATGGATCAGTATTTCCTGAATGGTAATATTTAGGTAGTTGGTTTAGCATTGATAAATAACCAGGAGATGAACTATTTATTTCTTTTTTTGCTTCATCTAGAGTTTCAATTTCTTCTTTAGTTTTATCTTTAGCTGAACTTATAGCTTTTTTCTGTCTAACTGCTGGAGTTATATCTGTAAATCCTTGGAATATATCATAATCAGTTGCAATTTTATTAAGAAGCCCTCGAACAAAATCATTTTCATAATATCTTACATCTTCAATAGTAAGTCCTAACCCGCTAAAATCATCATCAACATCAAATTGATTTAAACTACTTGATTTAAAATCATCCCCAACTAAAAAATCATAAAAAGTTTCCTTGTTTTTAGTATAATAAGAATCAGCTACCCCAGCTAACATTTCTTTACTATTTATTTTACGTAATTCCGCTCTAAATTCTTTTTCACTGCCGTCTTTGTCCCTTATACTTTTAAGATTTTTTATAATTTCATCATATAATGGATTTGGTTTGACTGGGATTATTTTAACATCTTTTTGATCATCTGATGGAGGAGCAATATTAATTCCTTGAATTGTTTTTTCAAATAAATCATTACGTAAAATACAAACTCTAGGATCTACTGAAACTTGTAGCGGATGATACAAACAAGTTAATGCTTTACCAGCATCTAAAGAATTAGGTCTATTGTGAGTGGATAAAGTAACAATGTTTTTTCCGTTAGGACCACTAGTATCTGAAATATTGGTGTTTTCTAATAATGCAAAATCATTTATTAATTTAACAAATGAATCTAAAGTAATATAAACATTAGATTCTAAATCTAATATACTTCCATCAGCATGTTCACCACCTGGGTTTTTAGCAGATGCATCATCATCATCTCCATCTAAATCATTAGTTTCTAATTCAATTTCTAAACGAGCAAACTCAACAGTTCCTGATTTTTTATATATTTGATTATCATATGTAAAAGAACCAACTCCATTTTCTGCTGTTTGTTTTAATAAAGCTAAAGCATATGTTTCAGAAATAATACCAGTTAATAAATTTCTCCTATATTCTTTTTGGATATCTTCAATATTAGAGTATTTTTCTGTAGATAGTAGAGTACCTGAAGAAGTAGATGATACTGAAGCTCCAGAAGCATTTATTTTAAGAGATTCTAAAACTTCACCAGTTGATATAATTTCGGTACTACAATCATACCCACCATCCATTCTATACTTCCAGTTATAATTCATTACATAACCAAAAAGAGCATCATAGTTTCCATTACTTTTTAATGAAAGACCCCTTAAATCAGCTAAATATTTTTGAAGATTTATATCTTTACGTCCAAAAAATAAAGTATCTTGAAGTAATCTATCGGATAATATACCATCATTATTTATATAAGGTAACCACCCCCACTCAAGTAATACAGTATAT